CCTTGGCCTTGGAGAAGTCGCTGAACTTGACGTCCTTCATAGGGTTGACCGAGATCAGCCGAAGCTTGAACGCCTGGCGGAATGCCAAGGCCAGCAACTGGAACGCTGAGCGCACGTAGTCGATGCCTATGGTTTCTTGCGCAGGCCACATGAATTGATCGTCCAGGGTGGCCTTGTTGATTGAGGCCAGTGGCACGGCCCCCAGCAACGGCTTCAAGTGGCACTTGATCAGCGAGGCGCCGGTCTTTTTGCGCTTGCTCGACAGGCTACGGTCGCGGGACATCCGGTCGGCGTACCAGTCCAGCAGCTCACCGACCAGAACCCACTTCGAAAGGTTTGAAGCGGCTCCGGCATCGAGGCGCAGACGAATCGCCGGCAGTGCGGCAACAACCTGCTTGGCGCTCAGATCCGGGAAGCTGCCGACGAGGTTCCATTTCTCCTTGAGCACCAGGTACCACGAAGCCCGGGCCCGGTTTCGAGCAAACCGCAGGTACAGGCCACGATTCTCGATGTCGCGCAGGTCGCGCACGGTGCCAACAGCCTGTCGCTTGATCTCGGCATCAGTGATCTTGACCGCGGCGCTACTCATGCTGCCACCACGGTAGGCGGCATGCGAAGGTACGCACGGATCTGCTCCATCGCGTCGAAGTGCCCCCGACACACCACTGCCAGATAGCCCTGGTCATTGAGCTTGCGAATGCGTTCGTGCTGACTCGGTGAGATCGGGGCATCGTTCGGCGGTGTAGCCTTGAACTCGATGTACAGCCCGAAGTGGCCACCGCGAGCCATGGTCAGCACCAGATCGGGAATACCGGCAACCACGCCCTGCTCTTTCAGCTTCATCGCCACAAGTACGTGCCGGTGACCGCCGTTAGGGACGTGATAAACCAGGTCGGCTACGTCTGGCATGCGGATTCGCAGTTCGGTCATCAACGCGGCCTGCTCCTGCCCTTCACGGTCGACTGACTTGGCGCGGACGGCCTTCTGGTTGAAGAGCCTAGGTTTGGCGGGGGTCATACTTTTTCTCCGGTAAATCGGTCGATCACTTCAAAGGTGCTCGGCCACATCAGGTTGCCGAATTTCTCGGCAATCGATTGGTGCTCGAACAGCGCAACCGCGCGATCTGGCTTGTCAGTGAGGTCCCACTTGTAGCCGCAGCAGTGCACAGCGAAGCGGTACTCTGCGGGATTGGTCGGCGCAAGGCGGGAATCAGACACGGGCAACACCTCCCGAGCGCATTGCACGGAGAGCGGCCAACGCTTGATTGCCAACCTCGGGGGTACGTTCAGCAGCCGGTGCAGCCAACTTAGCTACCGGAACTGGGCCGAGCGGCTCGCCCATCCAAACCTTGCGAACCTGTTCCAAATACCGCTTCTCGAAGCTGATCAAACCCAGCTCTCGGCTTAGCAGTGGCAGGCTGTTAAACCCTGCGGCGGCGGTTGCGTGGTAGACGGCCGGGTGAAACCAATTAGAAACGCCGTGCATCGTTGGATGGCAGTTGCGTAGAGCCTGCTTGTACGCCGTCTCCACGTTCGGCAGCGGTGGGTTGAGCATTTCCGGCATAGGCACGCAGCCTTGAATGAATTTGCCGACACTCGGAATGAAGTCGGAGGGCTCGGCGCGGCAGCGGATCAGGCCGATATCGATCTGCTCCTGGGTGCAGATTCCGTTTTCGATGAACGCTTGTAACCAGGTGGCTTTCGATTCCTTGTAGGCCTTCGCGTCCGGCCAAGCCTGACGCCATGCGGTGCGGATCGAACGCAGCTGGCGGAATAGTTGGTTGATCACCTTGCCAGTTTCGTGGGCTCGATCCTTCTGAGCCTGAACCAACATCTCGGTGTCTGCTTCGATGAAATCGCCTTGGCGAACCCTGGTCATCGTCTGGGCCGCTACCGTAGAAACCAGTTTCATTTCGAACTCCCATTCATCCATTCGGTATTTTCGTCATCGAACTCATCCGCCTGCGCAACGCTGCCGGCCGTTCTGGTCTTGTCTCGCTTTGCCCACTTCACCAATTCAAAACACCAGCCCGCAGCGCTCTGAATCGAAGCCGGGCGGGCGACGTAGAACCCGAGAAACGTTTCCAGCAGTTGCTCGGTGATGGCTTCGGCTGGCAGACGGGCAATGGCGAGCTGATCGGACAGCGCCTTCGGATTCGGCTCCCAGGTTGCGAACATGGCGAAGCGTTGGCGGTCATCCAGCGCATCGGCAGTGGCCTGATCCTGTTTAGCAATCACGTCGGCAATCGGCTGCCGCTGCTGCTGTTCGGTTCCTTGATGGTTAATTGATGTATTGGGTGCAGCCGCTGCACCCCGTTCTGCTTCAGGCTGCACCCCGTTCTGTTGTGAGTTGCACCCCGTTGCGTCATCTGCACCCCGTTTTGTACGGGGTGCAGGATTTGCACCCCGCGCTAGTTGGAGGTCGTAAACGACTGGGCGTCGGTCATGGCGGTCGATGTGAACGGCTGCAATAGCTTGGTTACCCTTCTGGATCAGTCCGGACTTCTCCAGATCATCCAGCTTGTAACGGACGGTGCGCTCGGACAGGCCGGTGTCTTGGGCCAGTGTGGAAGCGGATGGGAAGGCACCAGCACCGTTCGAGCCGGCGTAGTTGGCCAAGCACAGCAGCACGTGACGCGCACTTGAGTCTTTCAGGGATTGGGTGGGCAGAGAGAGCGCCCAGGACATTGCTTGAACGCTCACAACGAGTTTCCTTGAAGTTGTTCGGCCAGGGTGGTGATGCCACGGCGCGTGACCATTACTTGCTCGACGACCTTGAGTTCTTCCCGATCGGAACCCACCTTCACCAGCTTGTGCTCGAGGAGACCGCTGGATAGCCGAGGCTGGAAGGCAGACCAACTGGAGTGGCTCGTCCGCCGATAGATCCAGCGGTTGTCGCTCAGCCATTTGAATAGCCGCAAAGGTGCGACCCCCAGCTGTTTCGCGGCGCTGGTGATGCAGACGGAGCCCTGGGTATTGGCGAGACGATTCAACGCCTCGACCTTCGGCGTTTGCTTCTGGATGACGGCCTGCAACTGAAGGTTGTGCTCTGCCTGATCGGCGGCGAGCCTGAGAGCTTCCGGGAGAGTCTGGGGAATCGTGACAACATGTCGTGACACGTTTTCAATCTCGCCCAAACGTGTCACGACACGATGACGAAGCGGAGTGCTGTAGCCCGTTAGTAAGGTCATGACCAGGTCGTGGCCAAGGAAATACTCGGTTTGTGCGCGATTGCGCTCATCCCGGTAGATGCATCCAAAAGTGGATACATCGATATTCAGCTCGCCGAGGTTTCGCTTGATGTCGCGAACTACGTGGTGATGATGCTTTCCGGTGAGATCGGCGATCTCACGACTGGACATGGTGACCGTATTGCCTGGAGCGACGATCGTGTTCATAATGGCCCCTCAAGTGTTTTACAGCTGTTGAAAAAGCCGACCTCGTACGTCGGCTTTTTTGTGTCTGCGATTCAGGCAGCCTTGAGCGACTCGCGCAGAACCTGCAGCGCATCGATCGCTTCAAGGATTGCTTTCTCGCCCTGGGCTTTTTCGTGCTGACTGATGTGGTTGTCCTCGGCAGCATCAAAGATCAGCCGGCCAACATCTCCGCACTCAGCGGAAAGCTGCCCAAGTGCAACCATCAACGGCTTGACCGCAGGTTTTTCCCGCGCAACCAGGTCGAAACCGAACTGATCAGCCAGCGTCGCCAATGGGCGCATGTCACCGGTGTGCAACAGGATCCCGAACAGATGTTCGATGGTCAGATGGTGAGCGTCGTTATCAGGGTTAGAGCGCTGGAGCAGGCTCACATGCGGAACACCCATCTTGGCGCTCAGCGACTTAGCTTCGTTGTCCTTGACCGCGTCGTGGCAGGCCCGCAGGAATTTGTCCATTCGTAAAACCTCGTTTCTGTTTCCGTGGCGGCGTAATGCCAACAACGCGATCATTCGTTCATCAACTGATCAGGGACGAACCCATGACCATTTCTTCTTCCAGTCCCGAAACAGGGACCAGCGCCAATCTTGAAATCTTTAACCGGCCTACCTTCTCTGCCGTGCGGTCCCTAATAAGGGCTAGAACTCATCGCTTGGGAGTGAAGGCAATCACGTTGCTGTCGAGCGGGATGTTGACGCTTGCCGCCTTCTTGAGTCCCGGCATGGCCAGTCGCAAAATCTGCGAGGCCAATGCATCCGGGGTGATCCCGATCTCCGACGCCCATCGCGCCAGGTCTTCTGTGTCGCCCTTCCGTAAGTCCACTACTGCACTGGGCATGAATCCCCCTCTGTCGCCGTCTCAGGCGCGTCTTTTCTCCAGCTCAAACGGCAGCTCTCCGAGCGTTCGCTTGACCTCAAGCGCGGCCTCGATGATTTCTCGGCTGAGCACGCTGTGTTGCAGCTTCATGTCGCGGGCAACGTCCTTCAGCTCCTGAAAGACTTCATCATCGAGGCGCACCTTCACCTGGTGCTCATGCCGGTGGGCTTTATCGTCGTAGGCCATAGGTTTACTTCCGCTTTTGGTCTGGTTACGTGAGGTTTTAGGCGGCGGAAAGCTCTGGCCAGATTTGGCGCCAGTCTTCAGGTCTTAGTTCTTTTCGAGTAACCGACCCTTTGGTTGCGCTCTCGGTGCGCGCAGCGATTTCTGCAGATGCGATTTTGTGTCCGTAAGCGATCAATCTCAGGTAAGCGCGAGTGGTTCCGGTGCGAGCGACATCGGTATCGGTTGCTGCCTTGAGCCAGGCCAGCAGGCTTGGGTGTTTGGTCCGCATGTCGGGCCTCCTTTTAGAGGCTCAGATTATTACCCACAGGTAATCACAAAGCAATACCTACAGGGAATTTACCTTTTGGTAACAGGAAGGGATCATTTGCCAATGGAAATTTCAGATATTCGCCGCGAAAACTTGCGGTCGCTCATGAAGCAGCGCTTCGATGGAAAGCAGGCTCGCCTGGCTGATGCCCTAGGAAAGAGCGCCAATTACATCTCGCGATGCCTTTCAACCTCGATGCCTGCAGCAAGCAGGAAAAACATCGGGGAGGATTTTGCTCGGGAGATAGAGCAGGCCCTGGGACTTGACCGTTATCAGCTCGACAAGGCGGGAATGCCAAAGGATGAGGATCGGGCGGGAACAGTCTCAAACGCCCAGTATCTTGGCCCTATAGATGTGTGGGACGACGACACGCCCCTAGATGACGACGAGGTGTACGTGCCGTTTCTCAAGGAAGTAGAACTATCTGCTGGAAGCGGGCGAACCGCAGTTCATCAGTCCCACAAACAAAAACTCAGATTCGGCAAAATGACCCTGAGGCGGCAGAACGTTCAGCCCAGCGAGGCTGTCTGCGTCACTGTGAGCGGGAACAGCATGGAGCCAGTTTTGCCGCATGGGAGCACTGTCGGTGTAGATCAAGGCAGCAACACCATCACAGATGGAAAGATGTACGCAATTAACCACGGCGGTCAGCTTCGAGTGAAAACCCTATACCGCCTACCAGGCGGGGGTGTTCGGATGCGCAGCTATAACCGCGAAGAGCACCCCGACGAGGAGTACACCGACGAAGAGATGGTTGCCAAGGAGATCATCGTGATTGGCAAAGTCTTCTGGTACTCGGTATTGCTGTAGTCAGCGCAACACCCCCTAGCCTTCCAAGCCCGCCATGCGCGGGCTTTTTTACGCCTGTACGAAAAATAATTACCCATAGGTATTGCATATAAATTTACCCATAGGTAATGTTCGTTCCATCGCAGCCCAGTCCCCACATCGGGACCAGCCAGCGACAGGGTCAAGAGACCTGCCGCTCTTTAACAGTCAGCGTAATAAACAACAGACCGCATTGCCTCTACCGGCGACCGGCGAGCAGACAGGCCCGAAAGCCTGCCAACGACAGGAACAACCTAGACGGTTGCTCGATGGTGAAACGCCAAAACCGTGTGAATGACCCGGCAAGCAATGCGCCACGCCCCTCCGGCGGTAATAGGACGGACAGCATCACTGAGCAGCCTTCTTGCGAGGGCTGCTTGGGATGACAACCGACAGGTAATCACCCATGAAGCACGCAGCAGCAATATCCCAGCTCGAAATCCACGCCTCCAACTGCGAGAACAACGCAGTGATCCAGGAGCGCGAAGGCCAGTTCGAAGATGCAGCGAACAATCGCACCAACGCTGCCGATTACCGAAAGGCAATCGAAGCGCTCCAGGCTGAATAAGCATCACTTCTGCCCATTCACTGAGTGGGCAGCGGGATGACAACCGAGGATCAGATTATGGGATTGGACATTTCGGCATACACCAAATTGGTCGAAGCGCCTGACGCCGAGCGCGACGAAGACGGCGAAATTGTGGATTACGACAACATCCGCGAATTCTATGACAACCCTGATTTCCCTGGGCGAATCGAGGGCATCAAGCCGAAAACAGCTTACCGCCTCGGTGATGAGGGAACCGGTTTCCGAGCTGGCAGCTACGGCGGCTACAACAACTGGCGGAATGAACTCGCTCAGATGGCGGGCTACGCGCTCACCGAGTACCAGTCGCACCACGGCAAATCCGAAGGTTATGACGCCGGCGCCTGGGCTGCTGGATCAGGACCTTTTTTCGAACACATCCAGTTCAGCGATTGCGACGGAACAATCGGCCCTGTGGTGAGCGCGAAGCTTGCCAAGGACTACGCAGATCATGCAGCGAAGGCTGAACTGATCGGTGGCAGGTTCTGGGATTTGTACCAAGAGTGGCAACAAGCATTCACCCTCGCCGCTGATAACGGCGCCGTCGTATTTCACTGAACAGCCAGCGCCACGTCAGCCTGACGATAACTGCCCGAGCACCTGATACTCCACAGCACCAGGCCGCATCGGAGAGTGATCGAAGCGTGCCCAAGCGGGCTGCAGCGCTAGGATCGCAAAGCCCCGTAAATCTCCTGAGCCGGATCTGCCGGCCAATACCAGAAACGCGGCGGGAAACAAGCAGGGGTAGCGCCTTGGTGTTTCGATCACTCTCCGATGCGGACGATTCTGCACCGCGCAACGCGGCCCCCTGCATTACCCATTCGATAGTTGGCCACTGCCTGACCAGTGAGCGAGCCATAGGAGATTGACCCATGAAGTAGATCAACGATCCACCCGCGTGGCGCAGTAAGCCTGAAGGCTGCGCCCAACACCTAGCAGGCAGCGGCCATCTGGGTCGACGGTGTTACCGCGCACCGGCCGAGCAATCGGTAGGCCACCCCAAGTTAGAAGTCACCGCTGAGATTCAAACCCAGGCCGTCGCCAGTAGCGGGCTTGGGAGGCTGTCACGTAGGGAGGTCTTCGTGACGCCAACAAAAGCCCGGGTGATCTCGGGCTTTTTTACGCCTGCCTTTATCCGTCAGCACTCTCCCCTGCGCCCAACGGCAACCAGCAGGCGGCCCGAGTGCTGACGAATACACGCAACCCCATAGAGGTAATCGCCATGCATCCATCAATTCAACAGCGAGTCGACGGGGTTGCGGCCCTGCACGTTCGCTCAAGCATCGCCACCGCCGCGTTCTACGCCTTGATCGGCAAGGAGCAGCCCGTGCAAGAGATTCGCTACCAAGTCCAAACCAAGGGCAACGCCTATCACATCGTAGAGCGTTCGACCGGCTTGACCAAAGGCTTCCGCTGGACGTGGAAAGACGCCATCAACTTCGCTCAGGTACTGGAAGCGCGCGCCGATGGCATCAAGCTCTCGCTGTCGGGTGAACGGAAATGATCGGCGTACCAATGCCCCACCCGAGAGACTCGATCATCGAGGACCTTAATCAGAAGCTTGAGCAGTTCTTCGGTGCCGGGAAAGCGGTGCAGGAGATCGCCAGCGGCGTCAGCGCTGAAGTGCCGATGTTCACCACCACTCACAGCAACAAGCTGCGCGCCGAGCGGGACAAGATCGCACCCAGGCTTAAGGAACTGGCCGAGGCCGGCACACCAGTCGCCAAGGCCGCCAAAGAGTGCGGGATGGAAGCCAAGCGCGCTCGGCTCATCGCCCGAGAGAACGGCTTCAAGTTCACATCGTGAAGCGCCTAAACAACCAGGTGCGCCAGCGCCGACGACAGACATGGCTGGATATACCGGCCCACGGAATTGAAGAGTTAGGCCATGGCCAAGAGCAACGCGGATATTCAGAAGGACAAGCGCGCCAAGGAGAAAGCCTTGCTCGACCGGATCGGCGCCGAGAAGCGCACGCTGATTGTGTCGAAAGCGCTCGCTGATGCACTTGATGTGCTGGGCGAGCGCCACGACTTCGAGGAATGGCAGGAGACGGTGTCGACGCTGCTGATCAACCTCTCCAAGGCAACGGCCTATGAATCAGGCAAGTTTGCCAACATGTCGCGACCTGAAATCGTAATCACTGAAAAGCAGTCGCGACAGCTCAAAGCTTTCGCCAAGCGCGAGGCTGAACACCATGTCGAATAGCAAACCAATCACCAATATCGAAGCGGAGACACTGCGCTTGATCGGTACCTTCATCGAGCAGAACGGCTACTCACCCACCATCGCCGAGCTGGCCGCCTCTGCCGGTGTTTACGGTAACGCGATGTGCGAACGAGTAGCGCGCCTGCATCACAAAGGCGCCATCACCAAAGCGCCACGCATCGCTCGAAGCATTCGCCTGGCGTAACCGTCACCCCACTGTCGCATCCGATCACGGAGGGCGGCGCCTGACTGGAGACAACCATGGGACTACCTATCGCAGCTCTCAGTGATGAAGAGCTGATTCATTACGCGGGCATCGACGAGGATGCTCAGCAAGAAATGGCGCGCCGATCAGTCGAGTATCGCGGCACCTACCTCGGCGAAATCAACGTACTCAAGGGTGAGATTGAAGATTTGCAGTCTCAGCTCGAAGATGCCGAGGGCGACAGCGCAGCGGCGGATGACATGCAGGAATGCATTCAGCGCGTGTACGACCTGCTGAAAGGCCGTGACGAGATGAGCGATGGTGAATTGGCTGAAGCGGTCGACGAGGCGATTGACGAAATGTCCGACTTCGCCCGCTGACCCGCCCTCACCTACCGCTCTGATGGCTAACCATTGCCACGGTCATACCAACTGTTAGCCAGCACCATCGGAATTGTTACTGTTTTCGCTTGGTTGAGTTTTTGACACGCCGCAGAAACTTTTTCTATCTCATTTCCGAAGTAAGCCAACCAATCACCGCTCGACTGCTGATCCAACTGACACAGGTAGGTTCCTACCTCTGCCTCAGTCAAGCCTGAAACCTCTGCAATCAGTTTGTTGCTTGGTTTCTTGACCATTTTGCCCGCTCTCCTTGATCCGGCTCCATGCCGGGACATCAATCAATAGCCCACTACAACGAATCACGCCAGCCGGCGAGGCACACGCATGATCAACCTTCGCCTATACCGCTGAAGGCTTATGCATTACCTCGGTCGTACCATTCCACAGCGAACTTAACCGCCAGCTCTTCAGTCTCTTCGATACTTTTAAAGGGGCCGTCGATTTTTCCGATGACCTTTTCCCCTGTGTCGGAATTAACGGCCACATGAATCTTCGCTGGAATAGGGTCATGGTCTTCACCCCATACCGGCTGCGCCATGACTTTCTTTCCTGTGCCCTTGCCGCTTTCGATGGTGAGAATCTTTGTCCACGGACGACGAACGTTCATAGCTTCTCCTTGCTCCTTGCTCCTTGCCTCGTGCCGAGCCATCAACCAATAGCCCATAAATCAAAATCTCGCCATTTCACCGCCCGGGCATGACCCGGCATAGGACGCCCCATGCCCACAGAAAACCAGTCAGGCGCAGTGCTTGGCGCGACCAATCGCACTATGCACTGCTGCCTCGACGTGCGCGGCTCTTTGAAAACCATGAGCAAGCGCCAGCTCACCGGCCTCTTCCGCCACGCCGACGGCACCAAATGCACAGCCGACGAGGCAAAAGATCATCTGCTAGAAGCGCTGGCCCAGGCAAGGAGGTGCTGCCGTTCGGTCCGCCCTGCGAAGGTTTCGACTTTACCGGCGGCGGCTGCCCAGGACACGACAACCCGCCAGCGGTTGTGAACGCCCATGATCTGGTATCGATGGAGATTGCAGGATGAGCGAAGTAATGCGTTGGAAATTGAAGGGTTTCATTCCCGGAATCGAGGGCGAGAGCAAGGCGGTATTTCAACCCGTCGTAGTCCTCGCTGAAGACTACGACAACGCGACCCGCCTTTTTCTGGATGCAGCGGAACGATGCCTCGCCGCCGAACGCCGTGAGCAAGCCCTGCAGCGGCGCCTGAACGCAGCGGATCAGCGGATTGATGACCTGACTGTCCCAGATGGCTACTGCGTCATGCCTGACCGACTTACAGCGGAGAACGGCGCCAAAGGCGTATTACTTGGCGAGTTCCAGTTGTGTGTCACACAAGACTGCCCTGAGTGCGCTGAACTGGAGGAGCCTTCGGAGTTCTGCAACATCTGCGATGGTGAGGGTGATTACGGCCAGCACCATACGATTTCATGGGATCAGATCAAATACATCTACAGCAAGGCAGTTGGCGGCCTATCTATCAAAGCACCGCCCTGGCAACCCGCGCCGGTATCGGCGGTGCTGACTGAGCGGGCCATGGAAAAGCCAAAAGGCTCACCTTCGACGCAGCAGCAACCCGATTGACAGGAAGGAGAGCCCAGTAATTAAAAAGGCAGGAGCCACTTCGCTGGTCAGAACTGGAAAACCAAAATAGTAGCCACAAATCGAAAGTGGAATACCGCAGATGAACATCGGATCTTGATATGCCTTGCGCATTGCACCCCCCCCATCTTTAAGTCCCTCATGCAGTAAAGCACAACATCTATCGGTGAAAGCTGTAACTCCCTCCCCCTTCAATGTCAGCCGCTACTTCAACGAAGCCGCTCGGCGAGGACTCGCACCTCCATCAGCAGCCAGCTTCCGAGCTCGACCGACACCCCAAGCCAGAGCCCTGGTCATCGATTCGCGAGGGTGGGAGTCATCAGCCTCTTCATACAAAGCCTTGCCATCGGGAGCATAAATTCCGGTGAACATTTGAGTCTCGCCGGCTCGCGATAGCCTGACTTGCACGTCGATGAAAACTCCATCATTCAGAGTTTCATCGTGTGTTCTGCAGTGGAGCTCGGGATCTGCCCACGCCCAAAAGACATCGCCTCGAAGTCTCATAGAGCCCTCCTGCCCTTTTCTTGTGAGGGTTAACAAAGTCCAAAACTAGACTCATTCGAACCAAGCGCAACTGTGCCGAGGACCTTGATCAGGAAGAGGTGACGCCATGATCGCCCTCGCCTGGTTCGCCTACGTGTATTGCTACGGGGGAAGTGAGTTCACCTCGCCAGTTACCCTTGGAGAGCACGGGGGAGCAGCCCTACTGACGAGATGAACCACTAAACATTAGCCCACCGGCTCAGCCTGCATTCACCCCTTTCATCTGATTTCCACAACCCACCTACAAGCCTGCCGGTGAACGGCGGGCGAGGACTGCGCGTGAATATTTATAGACACACCTTCGCAGCCGTCTGCCCGTCCGACGGCGAACTGATCATCTATCGCCTTGAAGTTCAGTCGACGGCAATGATTCACGTCGAACACATCAAGGCCGCGACCGCGATCATCAAGAAAGGCTGGCACGAACAGATCGCCGATCACTTGTCCGAAGCGCTGGGCGGCGATCAAACAATCATTGCCACCCACCAGGGCGTAGAAATCGAAACAGTGAGGCTCAGCGGATGATCGCTTATCACGGCACGCCGATCGGCGGCACTCGGCAAGACGGTGCCCGGTTTCTTGCTGGTCGGCATGCGCTTGTACCGTTCCCGCGCCAGGATGACATGGGCATCGTCGCCGACGTCTGCCAGTCATTCGTCTTCGACAACGGCGCATTTTCGGTCTGGAAGAAAGGCGGCACCTTGGACGTCGACGGCTACACCCGTTGGGTGGAGCAGTGGCACCGACACCCGGGTTTCGACTGGGCGCTGATCCCCGATGTCATCGATGGGAATGAAGCAGCGAACGACGCGCTTCTGGCGGCATGGCCGGCGGAGTTGCGCGGTGTGCCGGTATGGCATCTGCAAGAATCGCTCGAGCGCCTAGCTTGGCTCGCGGCTGATTGGCCGACTGTAGCTATCGGCAGTTTCGGCCAATGGGCGAGCCCGGGCACGCCGGCCTGGTGGAAGCGGATCAGCTCAGCAATGGACGCAATCTGCGATGACCAAGGCCGACCTGCTTGCCGACTCCACGGGCTGCGCATGCTCGACCCTGCGATTTTCAAGCACCTCCCTTTCGCTTCGGCTGATTCCACCAATGCCGCAGTCAACGGCGGAAGCATCAGCCGCTTCGGCATGTATGCCCCGCCGACCGCCGGTCAGCGCGCCAACGTCATCGCCGATCGCATCGAGTCGCACAACAGTTCACCGATCTGGCAGCGAGAAACCCAGGCCGAGATGGCCATCTAATCCCAACTTCTGCCGCCACGCGCGGCATGGAGCATCATCATGGCAGCAGCAGAACAGATACCGGCTGAGTACCTGTCCGATAAGGTCGCCGAGAAGAACTTCGCGGAGATGGTCGGCACGACCCGGCGCGCACTCCAGGGCAAGCGCCAGCGCAACATCATCCCGAAAGGGGTGTGGAACGAAATCGACGGGCAGATTTATTACAGCATTAGGAGATACGAGGCATGGCTAGAAAGCCTTTGGGATTGCCCGCCGGAGTTGAATTCGCGGGCCAGTCAGTCCGGATTCGCTTCACCTGGAATTTCCGCCGCTGCGAGACCCTCCCCTATCCCCAAACGCCAAAAGGCGTTAAAGCAGCCGCAGATCTACGCGCTACAGTAATCAGCCTCATCAAGCACGGCGTTATGGACGACCAGCGTTACGCCGAGCTGTTCCCGAACTCAACCTACTCCACCTATTCTGCGACACCGCTCTTCGGCGGCTACGCGCAGACCTGGCTCGACAGTCGGGAAGTCGTCGGTGGAACCCGGAAAAACTACCGGATATCCCTCAACCTTTATTGGATGCCTCACTTGGCGTTGCTGCCGATTGATCAAATCAGTTCGGCAATGCTGCGAAAAATTGTGAGTGAGACACCATGGAAATCTTCAACGGTGAAACGCTCGGCCATTCAGCGCCTGCATACGATGTTTGAATGCGCGGTGAATGACGAGCTGATCACACGGAACCCGGTGGGATCGATTGAACTGCCGGTGAAGGCGAAGAAACCGGTGGACCCGTTTACGGTAGTGGAGGCGGATTTGATCATCGGGCACCTATATAAGGTGCTGACCGGTTCGATGCTGGTGTACGCGGCGTACTTCGAGTTCGCGTTTTACACCGGCATGCGGCCAGGGGAGATAGCGGCGTTGCGCTGGGATGAGGTGAATACAGAGGGGCGCGTCGCCAACGTGTGTCGGATCGTCGCGGACTACAAGATCGAGGAGCGCACGAAGACCCGCGAAGCGCGGCGAGTCATGCTGAACAGCAGGGCATTAAATGCGATTGAGGTGGCCAAGAGTGTGGCCGAGTTGAGGGCGAAGCAGAGCCGGCGACAGCACAAGCATTCACCATACGTGTTCCCGCCGACCAAGAGCTTTGAATTTATCCAGCAGGCCAGCGTGACCGACAAACACTTCAAGGCGGCACTCGCCGCATTGAAGATCAGGGCCAGACGGCAATACAACTGCCGTCACACATACGCTACCATGTGCCTCATGGCAGGCATGAACCTCGGGTTCATAGCGAATCAGCTCGGCCACAGCGTGCAAATGCTACTGTCGACTTACGCCCGGTGGATCAATTCCAGTGAAGACTGGAGCGAAGTCGGGAAGCTTGAACAAAGCCTGATTGGTACAAAATTGGTACAGACAGAAACCGTACCCCTCTAGAACCCATACGGAATAAAGCTCTGTGACACTGGAACAGAATTACACCGCGATCCTTGGCCAATTGGGCGAGGACGTCTCCCGCGAGGGCCTGCTCGACACGCCAAAACGTGCCGCCAAAGCCATGCAGTACCTCTGCCGCGGCTATGAACAAACGCTGGAAGAAGTCACCAACGGTGCCTTGTTCAGCTCCGACAACAGCGAAATGGTGCTGGTCAAGGACATCGAGTTGTACTCGTTGTGCGAACACCACCTGCTGCCGTTCATCGGCAAGGCGCACGTTGCCTACATTCCGAGCGGCAAGGTTTTGGGCCTGTCGAAAGTCGCGCGGATCGTCGACATGTACGCCCGCCGCCTGCAGATCCAGGAAAACCTCAGCCGCCAGATCGCCGACGCGGTCCAGCAGGTCACCGGTGCCCTGGGTGTTGCGGTGGTGATCGAGGCCAAGCACATGTGCATGATGATGCGCGGTGTGGAAAAGCAGAATTCGTCGATGATCACCTCGGTGATGCTCGGTGAGTTCCGCGAAAACGCCGCGACCCGCAGCGAATTCCTCAGCCTCATCAAGTAATTCGCCGCACGAAGAAAACCGGCATTCATCGCCGGTTTTTTTTCGTCTGCAAAAAATCAGGTAAGCTGCGCGCCTTTCTTCATTAGCACCGTGAGGCTTTCAACGTGTTCGTAAAAGCGCTTCGTGTCGGCCTTGGCCAACTGATCATCTTCATCGACTTCCTGACTCGCCCAGGCAAAAAGAAGCGTCCCGCCGCGGCCCAGGCTCAAGTCGAATCCGCTGCCAAGGGCCTGACCCTGTATCAATTCCACGCCTGCCCGTTCTGCGTGAAAACCCGCCGCACCCTGCGCCGCCTGAACGTGCCGGTGGCGTTGCGTGACGCCAAGAACAACGAGCTGGATCGCCAGGCACTGCTGGAGCAAGGCGGCAAGATCAAGGTGCCGTGCCTGCGGATCGAAGAGAACGGACAGACCACCTGGATGTATGAGTCCAAGGTGATCATTGATTATCTGGACAAGCGGTTCGCGGCAGCCTGAGGTTTTGCGGTGTCCTTGCGGACGCAATCGCCAGCAAGCCGACTCCTACAAAGTGGCGGCGCATGCAAGTTTCGTGGCCGCTGCCCGGCCCTGTGGGAGGCGGCTTGCTGGCGATGAGGCCGGTCCAGACACCATAAAACCCAGACAAAAATAAACCGGCCCTTGCGCCGGTTTATTCGTTTTCAGGCGGCTTGCGACGCTTGCGCCTGACGCACCACGCCCGCCAATCGCCCAAGCCCTTCATCGAGCCGTGCCGGATCGATATGGCTGAAGTTCAACCGCAGATACCCGTGATGGTTGTCCGGCTCAGGGAAAAATGGCTCACCCGGCATGAACGCCACATCATTGGCCAACGCATCATCGAGTAAAAGCCGCGTGTCTATCGGTTGCTTGAGTTTCAACCAGAAAAACAATCCACCCTGCGGCACATCCCAGTCCGCCAGATCGGAAAAGTGCGTCTCCAGCGCCACCTGAAACGCATCCCGCCGCCCTCGGTAAAAATCGCGCAACTCACTACGGTGCTGCTGATATTTCTCGCTGCCGATCCATTGCAGCGCCTGCCACTGACCGACCCGATTGGTGTGCAAGTCCGCCGACTGCTTGAGCTTGAGCAAATGCGGGAACAGGTCGGGGCTGGCGATCAGGAAGCCGACCCGCAAACCCGGCAGCAGGGTTTTCGACACGGTGCCGGTGTAGATCCAGCTGGCTTTCTTCAGACGGCTGACAATCGGCGTGGCGTTGGCGCCATCGAAGGTCAGCTCCCGGTAAGGTTCGTCTTCAATCAGGGTAACGCTGAACTCATCGAGCAAAGCCGCCACGGCATCGCGCCTGGCCTCGCTGTAACGCACGGCCGACGGATTCTGGAACGTCGGGATCAGATAGATAAACGCCGGGCGGTGTTTTTCCAGGCGAATGCGCAACTGCTCGAGGTTCGGGCCATCGGCCTCCAGTGGCACGGTCAGGCAATCGGCACCGAACAAC